TGGCTCGTACTATCCCGTACACTCCAAATTTGAATCAAAGGGTTAGCGCGAAAGAAGATCTGTTTGACCCAAGGGGTCAACGTGCAGCGACTCCTACGAGAAGAATTAAACAGTCAGCGCCCTCCTCGGTGAAGGGCGGCGGACGATATTACACAGATCCCGTGACTGGCAATTCCATGTATCAACCGCCAATGCCAGATCTTCCTGAAGGCAGGATGGGCGCTCAGGTTATGCCGACCCCTATAGACTTAACCACGGGTAAACCGAGAGACATGGGTTTTTTTGATAGCAAGCCTACAAGCAAACCCGCGCCGACAATCAAACCCTCTTTCCCCAAAGTGGCGTTTGATCCCAGCAAGCTAAGATTTAGATTTTAATATAGGACTGCCATGGCTTCCGACAACATACCTGAAAACGTAGCCAACCCATCGCTTTATAAAAAGGCCAAGGCAAAAGCCGAAGCCAGATTCGATGTGTATCCGTCCGCTTATGCAAATGGCTGGATGGTGCAGGAGTACAAGCGGATGGGTGGCAAATACAAAGGCAAGACGGGTGGCGAAGTGACGCTAGACCCTGAAAAAAGCGATCTCGACAACGACGGCAAGCTTAGCGGTTACGAGCGTAAGCGTGGCACCGCCATAGCCAAGAGCATGGCTAAGAAAATGAACATGGGCGGAACTGTTATGGTTCAAAGCCGTGGTTGTGGTGCTATCATGCCCAACAAGCAAAAGAAGACGAGAGTGCCCCGTGGCTAAGCCCAGAGGCGGTCTGAAGAAGTGGTTTGGCAAAGGCAAAGGTGGCAACTGGGTTGACATCTCAGCGCCCAAAGAAGGCGGTGGCTTCGAAAAGTGTGGTCGCAGTAGCGCCAGCGATTCTGATCGCGGTTACCCGAAATGCGTACCCGCAGACAAAGCTGCAAACATGAGCAAGAAGCAGATTGCTTCAGCGGTTCGCCGCAAGCGATCAAAGAAACAGGGTGTTGGTGGCAAGCCTACCAATGTCGCAACTTTCGCTAAAGATGGAGGCGAGATCATGAGAATGAAGAGCAAGATGGGCACGAAGGGCGGCGCAATGGGCGGCAAGAGAAAGATGAAGATGCCCGGCGGCATGAAGAAAGGCGGGTCAGCCATGAAAGCCAAAGGTATGGCTAAAGGCGGCGCTATGAAGACCAAGGGCTACGCGAAAGGCGGTGCCATGAAAGCCAAGGGTATGGCTAAAGGCGGTGCCATGAAAGCCAAGGGCATGGCCAAAGGTGGAGCTGCAAATGGCGGCATGAGAAAGCCTTCTAATAAGAACAGTGGTTTGTATGGCCGTAAATAGTGGCCTATCTTCAAAGCAATATCCCACACTTCAAGGCGTGGGTTAGAAGAGAGTACACGGTCAACCATGAGCGATACCACGGCGAGTTTTTACACGCTATGGTTATCGCTGTGACCACTATGCCGACAAGGTGCTTGAGCTTTCAGGTCATTTTTACGGGCGCTGAGACTTACGACGATGACGAACAACAAAACGTACATGGCGGCGCTATGTGGGCGAGGATGCCCATTACGGCGCTGGTTGCCGATACGCCCTTGGAGGATTGGCCTGAACCGATGCCTGTTTGGGCGGCACAGCCTTGGGACTGTTCTTCTCATAACCACTCTGTTTATGTCTTAGACCGCGCAACACCATGTCCTTGGCTTGCCAAGATTGATGGCGAGTTCTACCCCGCGAAGTATTATTTCACCGTTGATTACACCGAGAATGAGATAGCGGATGATCCAGCGCAGCACAAGCAGAGCCATGTCATGGAGCTTTTAGATGCTGGCAAGTGGACTGGAAACATTGTGGCTTTGCCGAATAACCGTGTAAGGGTGACACACCCAGCGTGGTTCGAGACGGGCGACGGCGCTCCAGACTTCAGACCAAGCCAGCATATCCATTACAGCAAAAGCGATTTAGACTACACTCTTGACGTAAATCAGGTTTTCGACAACCTATACGCAGGTAAGAAAAATGGCCGTAAGCGGAAGTAAGGATTTTGAGCTAGACGTAGCAGACTACGTTGAAGAGGCGTTTGAGCGTTGTGGCTTAGAGCTTCGCACGGGCTATGACCTCAAGACGGCTAATCGCTCTCTGAACCTGATGCTTGCAGAGTGGGCAAACCGTGGTTTGAACCAGTGGACGATTAACCAAAAAGTCTTGGCTATGGTTAAAGACACCACCTCCTATACGATTGATGCGACCAACCCCACGGCAACGATTGACGTGCTCGACGTGTTTATTCGTGAGACCTTGGGCGGTGTATCAACAGACGTACCGCTCACTCGCATGTCGCGCTCGGAGTACGCCAACCTGTCCACCAAGACAAGCACTGGCAAACCGAATCAATACCTAATCGACAAGCAGATCAGCCCAACCATCACAGTTTGGCCTGCGCCAGACCAAAACTCAAAATACAGTTTGTATCTAAACGTGCTGAGCCGCATAGATGATGCAGATGCTGGCGCAAACACCTTGCAAATACCGTTTCGGTTTTACCCGTGCTTGGCCGCAGGTTTGGCCTATTACATCGCTCTGAAGCGAGTGCCAGAGAAAGTTTCCATGCTCAAACAGCTTTATGAAGAAGAGTTTGAGCGAGCCTTGAGCCAAGACCAAGACCGGGTGTCGTTCAGAGTCGCACCTGATTTGCGCGGATACAATTTAGGCTAATGGCTTTTGCATCCAACAAACGCGCTTATGGCATCTGTGACATCACGGGTTTTCGCTACCGCCTGCGCGACATGAAAATGACTTGGGACGGCTTGCTGGTTGGCCCAGACCAGTGGTCGCCAAAGCACCCGCAGCTTATGCCTCGGCCAACGCCCATAGATCCACAGGCTTTGCAGGTCACGCGGCCTGATCAAGCAGCCGATGGCAACGACAACAATTTCTTTACTGTCTACACCAACGTGGGAGATGGTAAATTGGGCACAACTTTGCAAACTTTTGGACTTACTGTTAGTGTTGGCACTGTGGAGGTAACAACGTCATGAGCTTCACACTGGCAACACTAAAATCGACTGTGCAAGATTACTTGCAGGTCAATGAGACCACGTTCAACAACAACCTGAATACGTTTATCAAGGAAGCCGAGAGCCGCATATTCAAGCTGGTTCAGCTTCCAGAGCAAAGAAAAAATGTGCAGGGTACGTTGACGGCGAGCAACCGTTTCTTGGCTACGCCAAGCGACTTCTTTGCTCCATTCTCATTGGCGGTTATTGACAGCAACAACAAGTACCACTATCTGGACTTCAAGCACCCGTCATTCATCAAGGAATTCAGCCCCACCACCACAACGACTGGAAGGCCGAAGTATTATTCCCTGTTTGACGAAACAGCTTTTGAGCTGTCGCCTGTGCCAGATTCTGGTTATACGGCGGAGTTGCATTATCTGTTCAAGCCAGCGTCTTTGACGGTTGGCAGTGATTCAGGCACGACAATTCTGTCAACGGATCACCCTGATCCCTTGCTTTACGGCACCTTGGTAGAGGCTGCTGTGTTCCTAAAAGAAGCTCCTGACGTGATAGCCAACTTCGAGGCTCGGTTCAAGGAAGGTGTCGCTCGGATGAAGAATCTGAGTGAAGGCCGTGGAACCAGAGACGAGTATCGATATGACTTATTGCGTACAGGGGTAACCTAATTGGAACCAATCAAAGAGCTTGAGGGCAAGAAAGTAGCGATCATCGGTCTGGGAGCCTCTCAGATCGACTATGTTATCGGCAAAGAGAATAGCGTCGAATGGGACGAGGTTTGGGTGATTAACTCAGCCCTGTCGGTTTTCGACTGTGATCGCGTTTTTATGCTCGACCCTGCCAGTCGATTTTTAGATACCGATGATGCAGGCAACCAAACCGATGTAATGCGAAAGCTCCTGCCTACGTTTGATAAGCCGATATACACCTGTGAGCTAGATGAGCGCGTACCTGCGCTGGTTGAGTATCCGCTTGAAGAGGTCATCAAAGACCAACGCTGCGCTTACATGAACACCACGGTTTCTTATGCCTTGGCGTTTGCAGCGTGGAACAAGGTGGGCGAGGTCGATCTGTTTGGCATGGACTTCTCGTACAAAAATAACCTGCACTTTGCAGAAGCTGGCAGAGCTTGCCTTGAGTTTTGGATTTGCAAAATGATCGCCTTGGGAGTCAAGGTTGGCGTAAGTCCTAGATCGTCTTTGCTCGATCAGAACGTGCCGATAGAGGAAAGGCTCTACGGCTATCACCGACTACCCAACCCCAAGATAGCGATGCCAAATCCAGAGGGAGAGTGGGTGGTCTGCAAT